TCCAAACCCAAGTCAACTTCCTCACCAACACGCGTTGCCGAGTTCATTGTATCAATAATCTTATCGTATTCACCAACTTTTAGTAAGTCAACCGATTTAAGTAGAGCATCTTTTACCTTTTGATTTTTAGCAAACTTGCGATACTCCTTTTTGATTGCCGGTAAGTCCTCCGACCCGATTTGCAAATAAACGGCTTTTAATTGTTCAACTACCGTTTGTTTTAATACTTTATCCTCAATATCAGCAACTCTCATTTTGAATATCTCCATTGTGGGAGCTGAATGAAATTCGGAGAAGTAATCTAATGCTAAATTTACAATCCACTTATTAGTTTCTGCCTCAAAAAAGCCTGGCTTTGTTATTTCAGAAACTTGTTGTAAGAATTTTACGTCTGATATTAGTGAAGCAACTACTTTCGTTTGATATGAAGTCCCATATTTAACTAATGTATCTACTGCTTCCATTATTTAGATTTTTTCTTTTTGTTTAATTGCTTTTGTGCGATTGTTTGTGAATTTGCCTCATTAAATTCTTTCGTACCCTCTACATTTGCCGGGTTGGTTTCTCTTACCGATTCTACTTGCTTACGAGTTGCTTCTTTCCATTCAACTTTTGGAATAAATTTCCAATAACCAGAACCTACTTTTAAGTCAGCTTCTTCATTATCTACTCGTCTGATTTCACCCAATTCAATGTGCTTTGTTCCTTTGATTGCTTTAATACACTTCATAGTTTCCTCCGTGTTTTTGTTTTGTTATTTAATAATCATTAGTATTTCCGACTCTCTTAATAGAGTATATTTATTACCACCAATTTTTATTTCTTGTCCCTGGTGGTATGGGGGAAGTATAACTTCATCGCCTACCTTTACACTCATAGGAATCAATGTACCACTTTGGGTATAAATGCCTGGTCCTACGGATTCTACGATAGCTCGTTTTACATCCTCTTGTCTTACTGAGTCTGGGATAATAATTCCACCGACTGTTTCTTCTTTTGTTTCAATTTCCGTAAGGAGAACTCTATCTCCAATCGGTTTTGCTACTCTGTCTTGTGCCATAATTTAATTATTAGTTAAAGTTAAAAAATTTTTCTAATTTCTTTTCTTCTTTTGATACTTTATTTTTGATTGGTTTGGATAATAATTCCATAAAACTATCCCAATTATCTCCGGTATCATTATACGCTGTTTTTATTTCTAAATCATTTTTTAAGTCAGAAAATTTAGGATATGGTAAAATGGGTACAATTAGATTTTTAATAAGCTTTCTATCATAGAAATAAAAATACCTATATTGTCCGCCAAATACTTTATATAATGGAGTCCCATAAATACCTTCCAATACATCTCTACTTTGTGTTTTATGTTTATGCCATAAAGATATATTATGCAATCTATCACCATCCTTAGTCATCCATATTCCACCATCATTTCTAAAACCGGTATAAATAAAATTTGTTGCCTGATATATTGTTCCTACCTTTCCCATCATTCCATCAGCAAAACTTATTATCCATTTTAGTTCCGATTTCATTTTTTTAATGTATTTCAAGCATAATGATATTGCTTTACTCTCACTATTTTTTCCCAAACTATCATCTAACCATAAACGATTTAATTCTAAATACTCATTCGGGTTTGTACCACTTACCCATTGACAAGTTTTTTGTGGTCTAATACCATATCCAAATTGAGCCACACCATGCAATTCATTTTCATAAAAGATTCCAATGTTGAATTGAACTCCTCTTGCAAATGTACGACTATAATGATTTTTGCATATCAAATCATTTGCAAGTTTAGAAGGTATTTCCTTTATTTCAATTTTATTCAAATCCATTAAAATCGTGCTATGTGTGAAAATGTTGATTTTAACCAATCGTTAATATCTTTGAAAGCATCTATTACTCCACTTTTAAGTCCATACTTTAAGAATGTCTGCTTATCAAATTTAGTAGTTGGTTCGTTATACCTATCCATAATTTTCATACGGATATTACCACTAAAAATTGGTTCTGATAACTGCATCAATTTACGATTTCTTTCGCAAATTGCCAAATTATCTAAAAACAATTCGTGAGCTTTTGTCTTTTTGGGTAATGAATTAACATACTCAACCATTGAGTCGGTTGTATGCGTTTCGGCTTCTGTTAATAAAGGAAATGATTTGATAATAGTTTTCAAACCAAGTCCGCTAATTCCGCTAACATTATCAGATTTATCACCATCTATCATTCTGAAATTGATAAAATTATGCGGATGGATTCCGTATTCTTCGATTACCTCGTCAATGTTATAGATTTTCTTTTTAGATGGCGAATATACACTCACATCCTTATTTACAAGTTGTAGAAAGTCCTTATCTGAACTCATTAAAACAACTTTCTCACCATCTTGTCTTAATTGTGTAGCGATATAACCCATAACGTCATCTGCCTCAACGCCATCGTAAATCATAATAGAAACAGGTAAAGATGAAAGTAACTCACCCAATGCGCCCATTTGTCTACGCATTGATACAGATTCCTCTTCAGGGTTCATTTCAACCGTTGCGGCTCGATTCAATCTCATTTTGATTTTGTTCTTACCTCTATCTGCTTTGTAATCGGCAAATATCTCTTTACGGCTGTTTGCTCCGCCTTTACCATCGAATACTACGATTACCCGTGTCGGGTTAATGATGCGGATAGCATAGCCGATACTCTTGAGAGTACCGACTATTCCGCCTATGTGGTCACCATTATCGTTAAGATTAGGTGCAGTTGACCAAGACCTAATAAAAGTATTAAGTCCATCTATAACCAAAGTTTTGGAATTTCTGTGTAAGTCACCAAAACTATTATGTTCTTCGTCTATTTGCTTTAGTATATCTAAATACTTCTTTTTAATCTGACTCATTTGCTACGTCCGTTGAGATTTCAACTTCATCCGTTGATGTCGTTTTGTATTGTAAAATAAGAGCATCGCATATTTTAAGATATATTTGCTCCTTTAATTTCTCGTCTTCCAAAATAGTCGGAAAATCCTTTGATTGAAATTTAATAATCTCACCAGTGTCAGTGTCAATGTATTCATACCAAGCGCCACCCTGCTTTACGAGCTTATTATCTTTCATAATCGTTAGCCAACTACCATAGTTATCAATACCTCTATCAAACATAATGTTGAAGTCGGCGTGTCTTAATGGTGGGCCCATACGATTTTTGATTATCTGTGCACGAACTTTAATACCCACAATCTTCTCACCAACTTTAAGTGAACCCATTGACTTCAATCTTAAGCGAACTGAAGCGTGGAATGCAAGTGCTTTACCGCCTGAAGTTGTCCAAGGGTCAGCGAATGCCATTGCGTTCATCTTTTGGCGAAGTTGATTTGTAAATACCAATGCTATGCTTTGACGACCAATCATATTGGTAATCTTTCTCATTGCTTTAGAAATGATGATTGATTTGTCGGTAGCGTAACCATCTTTATCGTAGTCCGCTTCCAATTCTTTTTTGGTAGATGCTGCGGCAACTGAATCGACTACAATGGTTACTAGTCTATCCTTATCGCCGGTTCTTACCTTCTCAATAATCGTTTCACAAGCCTCAAATATCCCCTCAACAGTATCGACTGATACATAAAGTAGTTTGGATATATCCACTCCAATTGCTTCCAAGAAATCCCTATTAACAGCGGTTTCTGTATCAATTAGAACTGCTACTCCACCTTTCTTTTGAGTTTCAGCTAATAAATGGGCGGAGAGCAGAGATTTTCCACTCTGCTCTAACCCAGTTATTTCTGCAATACGGCCTACGGGAAATCCACCATACGGTCGGTTTGAGATTGCTACATCTAATATAGCGTTCCCGGTGGACAGCCAATCTTTTACATTGGTTGGAGCATCTCCGCCACCATCGGTGAGGAAATATGCTATCTTTCCGTCTTTGTTTTGTTTATTAAGCGAGTCAGCAAGAATACTTGCTAAGTCTTCTTCTCTTTTGGCCATTTGTCGTAACTATTTTAGGAATTAAATAAATCATCAAAAGCCGATGCTACATCGTTATGTGCTTTTGGTTTTGCTGGCTCATCACCGAAATCAGTCAACTTTCCAGCTGCAATTTCAGCTTCCAATTTGGTTTGCTTTTCAGCTGCTGGCTTTGCTGCCGGTTTGATTGATTCCAACTCTTCAACGAAGTTATCATCACCCTCTGCTGTTTTAGCTTCTGATGGGTTTAACCAATTTTCAAGAATTGTTTTCAATTCTGCGTAAGATAATTCCGAATATAAATCCGTAATTTCTTTTTGGTTTTCCAATAGATTTTCTACAATTTGTGGGTCACTATGTAACTTTGTTGTAGCCGGTTTAACACGGATTGTGGTTGTTGGATAAGATGCGTTTGATTCTTCGGCTGATGTTACCTCTAACACAATATCTCTACCAGAGTTAGGGTCAGTAATATCTCCGTAATCAGGATCGGCAATGTAACCAAGAATGTCTTGATATACAGTCTTTCCAAATCCCCAAAATTTTACACCTTCGTTTTCTTTACCTCTGATTACCACAGGTACGAAAGTTCTTAATTTTGGCTCCATTTTCTTACCTGCTTTCCAATCATCAGTATCACCTGTGCGTTTAAGTTTTTCTGCAAACTCAACGATTGGGTCAGGTCTACCAAATGAGATAGGACTCAGATAAGTTTTGTTGTTAATGTTGTAGTGAAAATAAAGTTCAATGAAAGGAAGGTCTTTGTTGAACTTGTACGGAACGATTCTGATTTGAGATTTTCCGTTTGCTGGCTTCCAAATTAAATCTGATTTTTTTGTGTTGTTTTGGAGGCTCTTGAAGCGATTTAGCGCCAATGAAATGTCCATTTGCTTTTTGTTTTAAGGTTTAAAAATTAAGTTTAAAGTTTAAGGTTTTATTGCAATATTCCCTATTACTAAATATAACCTTTTTTACTTTTTCGAAGTAAATATACGAACTTTTTTTGAATTTACCAAATTTTATTTTTGGAGGGTTTCTATCCTACGATTTAGGTAGAATGCGGCCTTTTTGAGGTCCTCTAATTCCTTTGCCGGGTCTTTTTTCCCTGCTCTGGCTACATATTTAACTACATTGAAAATGTATGCATCTTTATCCAATCCCCAAGCTTCGCATACTTTAATAACTTCATACGGATTGTCTACTCCCCCGTAATGATTCGGGTGATTTACCATCTCTTTACTCATAACTATTTATTGTATTTGAAAGTATTTTGATTTCCAAAACTGATACCATTTGCGTTTTACAATCGGTTTACATTCCGAAAATGGATTGTTGCCAAATGATACCCGGTTTAAGTATTTTGATGTCAGCATATTTAATACAACTTCGTGATACTTTTCAGGTATATCAGCAAAATCACATTTTATGTCGGCTTTTATATCAATCGGGCCATCGGTGGTTTTAAGTTGGAAAAATTCGGCCAATGTGACTACAGTTGATGTTTTTATGTTTATGTAGTCGTTTTGTAAATTGTAATCTAGCTTACCATTCTCCATAACCTTTATATTTACTTTTCATATATTTGTGATACCTATTTCTTTTCTTCTCATTGTAAAGAAAATAAACCAAATAATAATCAATCATCCACTCCAACTTTTTTAGGAACCTGTGTGTCATTTGTTTTTAAGATTTTATTTTTAAGTTTCATTGCTAATGCACAGGTTTCATAATCTTCAACCTCAATTAAGTTTTGTAGATTTTCTTCTATCAATTCTATAAACTCGTTATTATCTATTGAAAGTGTAATAACTAAAAAGTTTTTAACTATTATGTAAGCGAAGTCAACACGTTTCTTTTTATTG